GATCACCCTCACGGAGACGGGTGAAGCCGAGACGAGCGCCGACACGGGAGCGCGCGGACTCGAACAACATATCCCGTAACCATATGCCAGATACAGCCACGATAGATATCGCATCCGAAGACGACGTTCGCAGTGCAGCCCTCCGCGCCGATGCCGGGGAGCCGCCGCAGGCGGTCGCGGATACTGACACGCCCGAAAACGATACCGAAGCCTCGCCAGACAACGGCCAGCCCGCCGACAAGGGCCGCGAGGATGCGGAGAGTGACACGGGCGAGACGGATACCCGGAGTGCCGCCACCGAGAAACCTGAAGCGAAACCGAAGGCCGACAAGCCCGCCAAACCTGAAAGCGACTATACGAAGAAGCAGAAGGAAAAGGCGCGCTACGAGACCAACTGGAAAAAGTTTCAGGACGAAAAGGAGGCGCACCGCCAGCAGGTCGCCAAGTTCGAGCAGGAGCGCGCGGAGTACCAAAAACAACGCACGCAGACCCAGCAACCCGCCGCGCCAGCGGAGCCGCAAGGCCCGAGCGCGGAGGCGTACGAAGCGGCCGCGAAGCAGTATGAGGACGAGGGCAACACTGCGATGGCGCAGATGGCTCGCGAGAAGGCCTCTGAGGCGCGCGCGAAAGCGCAGCAGCAGCGACCCGCCGCCGCGAAAGCGGCCGGCGACCATACTCAGGATCCGCAGTGGAAAGGCGAGTGGAACAAGAACGTGGCCGAACTCGTGCAGGCCCATCCGACGCTGAACGATCCGGCAGACCCGGTCGGCAAGCAGACGATGGACTACATCCGACATCCTCACTACGGGCGCTTTTTCAAGGCTCACCCGGACGGGATCAAGGTGGCGCATGAGGTGGCACTGCTCACAGCGCGAGCGGGGAAAGCGGATGCGCTGCAGGGCGAACTGACGAAGGCGAAAGCCGAAATCGATCGCCTGACCAAACTCACAGGACTTCGAGGGGCACCGCCGCCCTCCGGAGCGCCCGGCCCCGGAAAGGGGATAGGCGAACTCAGCGGCGATGCTGCGGAGGACTTCGTGCGCCAGCAGGCGATGAAGGCCGACCGCGGTGAATCCAATTAGCCAATACACCGCGCGGCCGGTTAAAGCCGCACAACCACCATGCCAGTCATCGACAGTACATACGTAGCCAATACGCTCCAGCCGCACTTCGAAAAGAAGTTGCTCGATAAAGCCGTGCAAGAAACGCGCCTTGTGGAATACGCGCAGCTCTCCGAGCTCGCGCCAAAATCCGGTGCCAACCAGGTGACCTTCTTCCGGCCGGAAACCGCCAATCTAGCCGCCACCGGCGCACCGGCCACGCTGACGGAGGGTGTCGCGCCGACGGCCCGCCGCGGCATCTCTTACACGCCGATCACGTGCACGCTGATCCAGATCGGCCAGACATCGGAAACGACGGACATCGCCGACAATATCGGCCTGTTCGACTACATGAAAAACGCGATCGACCTCATGGGTGAGGAGTTCGCGCTCGATGTGGAAACACGCCTGCGCAATCCGCTGTGCCATTCGACCACCGGTTTGAGCAAGCGGTACACGAATGGCATGGCGAACTTTGCGGCGCTCGCGGCCGGTTCGCTCGCGGCTTCGATCCTGAAGCCGGTGGACGTGCTCGACTCAATGACGCAGCTGAAACTCGCGCGCGCGCCGAAGATCGATGGCTGGTACGTGACCTACGTGTGCCCGCAGACCAGCCGAGACATCCTCAACAGCACCGAGTGGCGCGAGGTGGTGAAGCACAACAACGCCTCGAAGGTCTTCAAAGGTGAGATCGGCGAGTGGCAGGGCTGCAAATTTGTGGAAGGCACCGTGCCTTTCCAAGAGGACGAGACGGAGGGCACCTACGCGGGCACCTTCAGCGGCGCGGGCACGAACACCACCGGCCTGATCTACACGAATTTCGTTTTGGGCAAGGGCGCGTTCGGCGCGGTGAACATGAAGAAGATGGGTGCCTCGATGCGCAAACCCACGATCATCGTGAACGACAAGCCCGACAAGAGCGACCCGCTGAATCAGAAGATCATCGTGGGCTGGAAAGCCTACTGGGCGAACATCGTCCTAAATCCGGCGTGGGGCATCGCACTGCGCACGAAATCGCAGTACGCATAATCCGGATACATAGCCGGATTTGTAGTGAGGATGTGCAATGGTCCGGGGTGGCTGCCGCCCCGGACCTTTTAACCCGAACCCATGCCGACTTCCGCCCAAAGCCCCAGAACTGTCGAGCGCTTCGTGATCGGCCAGGCGCGTGCCGTCGTGCGGCATGTGATCGTGCCGGGGGAAACTGCCGGGGATTTTTCCTCCGCCGATTTTGCCGAAGAAGATTTCGCCACGAGCTCGCCAGCCGGCGGCGATTTCGCCGCGCCCGATTTTACACCGTCCGACTTCAAGACCACGCCATGAAACGTTTCTTCCTTTTCCTTTCACTGCTGATGCCGCTCGCGCTGACCGCGCAGACGGCAAAGACGCGCACCGATCTTTATACCGAGATCGATACGAATCTCGCGAGTGGGCAGCCGATCACGGCGGCCATGCTCCGATCTACCTTCAAGAATCTCGCGGCGAGTTCGCTCCTATCGCTGACGGATGACGGGCTCTACACACACGCCAATCTTACCTCGCTGGATAAGATCACGGAGAGCGGCGGGTTGCCGCTGTGGAATGGCAGTGCCTGGCCCGGTGGAGGCGGCGGAGGCGGGGACATGTTCAAGGCCACTTACGACTTGGACGATGATGGGCGTGTCGATTTTGCGGAGGAGGCGGACGCGGTAAGCTGGGCGAATGTCACCGGAAAACCCTCCACGTTCGCACCAGCCAGCCACACGCATGCCGCGAGCGACATCACCACTGGCACGCTGGCGGCCGCGCTGATGCCGGCGCTGACTGGCGACGTCACGACATCGGCGGGCGCGGTCGCAACGACGCTGGCAAACACTGCGGTCACGCCCGGCAGCTACACGGCAGCGAATATCACCGTCGATGCGAAGGGCCGGATAACCGCTGCGGCCGATGGGGCGGCTGGTGACGCCGGCATCACGTCGGGTTGGTCAACGGCCACGACCAATTTTGTGTGCGAGGGCGACAGCCTGAGCGGCTATACGCTCGTCGATCCGGGCACGGCGTACTGGTTTCCTCATCTCGCGACGTACGCGCCCTTCGTCGGAAAGGGGAATTTTTACCGGTCGGCGGTGTCGGGAGCGGTGATCGGCAATCCGTCGAACCCGTCTGAAACAACCAACTCCATTTATAACCGTTACGACACTTATGTGAAACCGCACCGGCCGGCGGCCAACGGCGGTAGTGACGCGGGAATTACAGAATCGTGGCTTTTTATCTGGATCGGCACGAACGACATCATGACGCTGGATGCGCCGACGATCGCCTCGCGCCTCACGGCGCTGTGGGCGATGGCGAGGACGGATGGATTCAAGGTGTGCGCGGTGACGCTCTATCGTGATGAGCGGTTTGACGTTACAAATCTGACATGGAGCGCGCGCAAGCGGGACGTGAACCTTTTCATCCGAAGCAATCCGCAGCTCTACGACATGCTGGTGGATTCCGAAGCGGTTTTCCGCGACCGCGATGCCGGAGGCTACATCCAGTCCGACCATCTCCACATTACGGATACGGGCGCGATCGCGTTTGCCCGCCAGATCGCGCTCCAATTTGAGAATGGCATAACGACACCGACGGCGCCAGCGCATGAAACGGGCACGACGCCCGGCGCGTACCTGACGCCCGCGATCTACTCGGCCAATCCAATCGCCTCGAATGCGGCGAAGATCACCAACCTGCAGGAGAGCGCGACCACGACTGGCACAGTGCTGTGGGACTTGGACGCGCAACCCCATCTGAAGGTGATCGCCACCGGGGACGCGGATTTTGCGATCCAGAATGGGCGCGAGGGCGGGCTTTACCGGCTGAGCCTGACGGCGGGTGCCCACGCGATCACGTTCCCGGAATCCTACTTCGACTTTCCCGGCGGCGCGCCGACGTGGACTACGGATGGAAAGAGGGACCATCTCGCGTTTTTTTATGAGGATAATCGCCTCCACTTGGTGAGCTACAAGCTGGCGCTTGATCCAACAGTGCCACCGCCTCCGGGCATCCTCATGCTGGAGAGCGCGATCAATCCGAGCGGCGTGAATCGCTACCTCGGCAACGCACATGAGGGCTACGACGTGCCGGCGCCCTTCAATGATACGGGTCACGTTTTCGAGACGCGTGGATGGCCGACGACGCCGGTTGGCGGCGAGTCGTATGCCGGACAAAACTCGATTCTGGGGGCCTATCGAACGACTGACGGCCGAATCATGGGCGGGAACGATACGCCGACCTGCATCGATATCGGCCGCTCCGCGAGCTACCAGGTGTCGTGCACGGTGATCAGTGTCCAAAACAACACGACGAGCTATCAACCGAATTTCGTCCGCTTGATGGCGGGCGTGTCTACGTGGGGCCGCAGCGATGCCTGCCAAGTGATCCAGTTCGCGAGCGTCTTCAATTCGGTGCAAGTGCAGAGCTACGCCAGCGGCTATACCGCCGCGGGCACGAGCCGCTACTCAGGATCGCTGAACTCGCTGACGGTACCCTTTACGATCAAGCTGACCAAGGGCGCGGCGAACGACTATAAAGCGTATATCAACGGCGCGCTCGTCGCATCCTGGACGAATACAGACAGCTGCACGCGAGTCGGACTCTGCTTCGGGGGAGATGATGCATCGGTCACGGATTGGAAAGTGGAGGAGCTTCCATGACGAAGCATCTCCGGAAAATCACGAACTGGCGGCTTTGGCTGCGCGGGCTCAGCGCGGCGATCATCGGCGGCGGCGCGAATGCCGTGACCGCGATGGTCGTCGAGCCAACCAAGTTTAACTTCGTCGAGGGCTGGCCGTCGCTCTGGCACTTTACCGTCGTCTCGATGGTGGTCAGCGCGGCGCTGTACCTCAAGCAATCGCCGGTGCCTCCGGAGGAGGACGTCGAGGAAATCGCGGACGAGGCTTAATTTTTCCCACCCATAAACAACCCATGAAAAAACTGATCAGTCTGCTATGCGCGGTCGTCTTGATGACCGCTTTTACCGCCTGCGGCACACTCGCTCCGGGCGCTTACAACCAGGACGAAATCCTTTACCGCGCCGATACCGCGATCACCACCGGCTACGATGTGCTGCATACGTTCGTGAAATTTGAATACACGAACCGCGCGGCGCTCGCCTCGAAACCGCAGATCAAGAAGGCGGCGGATAAAATCCGCGCCGGCGCGCCGGTCTGGATCGGCTCGGCGGTGGCGCTGCGCGAGGCGTACGCCTCCGCGCCGACGGCGGAAAATAGGGACAAGCTGCAAGCCTCTCTCGCCGTGCTCCGCGCGGCTCTGCTCGAAGCCACCAACTACCTCGCCGCGAATCAACCTGAACTACCCACGTCATGAACACCGTCGTCATCCTCAACGCAGCCCTGACCCTCGTCGAGGAACTGCTCCCCAAGCTCAGCGAACTGAAGGCCAACGGGGAAATCTCCGCTGAGCAGCAGGCGGCTTTGCTGGCCAAATACAATTCGCTGAAGGCGCGCGCCGACGGCCAGTTCGCCGGCCCTGAGTGGCAGGTGGGCTAATCGCCAACACGCAGAAGCCCGAAAACAATGTCCCGCGAAACTGACTCCCGCCCACCGTATGCGGCCGATGCCAGCACCGGCCGTTACGTGAAATTGCCGCTTGGGCAATTGGTGACGCTTTGCACGACGCTCGCGATCGCGAGCGCGACGAGCGTCGTCTATGCCAAGAACCTCGAGCGCGCGGTGAGCGACCTGCAAACCGAAGTGAAGGGGCTGCGGGCCGAGATGGTCATGCGGTCCCCGTTTTACGCGTGGGTGGGACAGTTTCGCTATGACGTGGTGAGCGGCGTGAAGACATTTCCGCCGGAGCCGCGCCCATTTTTTGAATCGTATCACTCCCAATAATACACAACGCCATGATTTCCAATGAAGCCGCGCCGATGCCCGGCGCTTCCCACGAACAAGCGGTGCCGGCGGCGCTGCTCGCAATCGACGGCGCGGAGCCGATGCCAGGCGACGAGGTCGAATTCACGGTGCGCGGCAAGGTGACGCGCTCCGAAGGCGGAAAGGCCTTTATCGAGCCGACCGCGATCAACGGGCAGCCGCTGCCTGAAATGACGGCGATGAGCACGGATGAATCCGTGCGCGAAGCGGCCGAGGATGCCGACGGCGGCAGCGATTATTAATACTCCGATGCCGATCTACGAATTTGAGAACGCGGAGGCCGGGCTGACGGTCGATGTGTATATGGCCGTGACGCAGCTGCGCGACGAGATCGTGCAGGGCGGCGTGGTCTTGAAGCGGCGCAGGGTACCCTCGCGGATCTCGACGCCACGCATCAACCAGACCGAGCACCAAGCCTCCGAAGTGCTCAAGGGGTACCGCGCGCTCGAGGATGCGGGCAAGCTCGGCAAATCCACCTACTCAGCGAAGAAAATCAAAGAAGCCTGGGCGATGCCCGACAACGAAGGATAACCTGCCATGCCAGCCACCGTCACACTGAACCGGCCGACGCACGGGCCGACCGATACGATCCCGGCCGCGACGTATAACGCGGAAACGGTGGCTTCGGCCAGCGTGCCCGATGCCACCACGGCCGCGCCCGGCGCGGTGCAGCTGGCCGGCGACGGCGCGACGACCGCGAACCGCGTGGTGCAGGCGATCGATTCGCGGCTGAGTAACGCGCGGAAATGGAATGGTGTGCTGGGGGATGGGGTGACGCAGGAGGCGGCTCGCACGGCGCTGGCCATCCCCGCGGGAGTGGCGCTCGGCACGACGGCGGGCACGGCTTGTGAAGGCAATGATGCGCGACTCTCCAATGAGCGCGGGTGGACGGGCGCTTTTGCCGGCGATGCGACGGCAAAGACCGCCGCGCGCGCGGCGATCGGGCTGGGCAATGCAGCGACGAAGGATGTGGGCACGGCGGCGGGCACGGTGGCGGCGGGAGATCACGGGCACACGTTTGCGAGCATCACGGCGAAACCGTATCTGCCACTGGATGTGAAGCAGGGATATGCGGCGGTGGGCGATGACACTGCCGACGACACGGCTGCGCTGCAAGCGGCCATCACCGCGGCCGGCGCGGGCACGGTGTTTCTGCCAAATGGTACCTACAAGGTATCCGCCAAGATCACGCTTGGCGCGAATACGCGCCTGATCGGGCAGAGCCGCACGGGCGTGATTATCCACGCCACACATACGGATTGGGTTTTTGAATACCTGGCGCCCCTCGACAGCGGCGGCGATGTGACCTCGTCGATGCTCCTGGAAAATTTCAGCATCACGGCGAAAAACGGCATCCGCCTGAATCAATCCGGCGATTTCGCAACCGTGTTCTCGCCGCAGCGTGCGGTGCTCGCGGTGCGGATCAAGGATGTGAATTTTAACGGGCCGCATGTGAGCGGTGACGATGCCAGCTCAAACTCGGCCACGTTGCCGGTGCTCGCGACGTTGCAGGGTTATGGGCAGGCAATCGCATGGGCGAAGCTGGTGGATGCGACCATCGAGCATTGCCGCTTTCAGGGCTACGGCGTGGCGATCTTCCAAGAGGGCTGCGACCTGTGCTCGGTTAAGCACAATCGATTCACTCTCAACGCGCGGCATCTGCACCGGGTGAAATCGGGAGATGGAACGTGGGGCTCGCAGGTGCTATTTGCCCACAACGACGTGCTCGGAAATCTGCGCTACGGCGGGCTCCATCTCGATTCGAATTTCGACCTGATCAAGGACAACTATTTCGAAACCTACACGGCGGCCGCGTGCCACATCTACTGGGCGGATGGGCTTGGCGGCGTGACACGCGATAACCGATTCGACAACTCCGGCGTGGCGACGACGCCGCTCGTCCACTACACCTCGGACCGCATCCGCGGCTGGGTGTTTGCGGGTAATCAGCTCAACATGAGCGCATCGCTCGCGGGCCTCACGGTTGATCAGCCGCCAGTTAACTATCTTTTCCCAAATCACGGAAAAGTGATCGGTAACAGCCCGTTCTGGCCGATGGAAAATGCGCGCAAGCCGGGCGTGCTATTCCGCGATGTGGCGGACGATTCGCTTTTCGACTACACGAATTTTTCGGTGATCGGGGACGTCACGGATAATCCCTGGACTGTATCCGCGCACTCGGGACGCTATGTCATCAAGAGCGCGCCGGTGTTCTCGACGTTGCTCAATATCCCCGACCAACTCTGCGACACGATCGGTGTGGCGATCGAGGGGCGATTGCTCACCTCGGGAGGCTATGCGAATATCATCTACCGCACGGCTGGGAACACGGACATCAATATCTATGGGGGATTTTTGAATACGCGGGGGATGGAGACTGGCCAAGTTTCCACCTCGCTGATCACGGTAAAGCTGCCGGCGGATCGGCCGCGAACGGGCACGCCTCAATTGCTCATCCAGTGGCTGGCGGATGTACTCGAGGTGGAGAGGGTCCGTGTGGTGCAGCCGCAGCAATTCGAGAGTTGGGACGCGGATTTCGCGCCAAACGAAGGCGTGTGGAAGGCTGGCGAACGCGTGCTTTGCCGTTCGGGAACCGCTGGCATGGCCTCCGGCTGGATATGCCTCACAGCCGGCCACGCGGTGCGCGGCGACTGGACGACGTCGACCGCGTACTTTTCAGGATGGTACGTGGCGAACGCCGGAAAAATCTATCGCGCCGAAAGCAACGGTACGAGCGGCGCGACCGCGCCCACGCACACATCCGGTGCGGTGAGCGACGGCGTCGTGACATGGCGCTACGTCGCCACAAAGGCCAAGGCCGCGTTCTTAAAATCGGGACTTTTCTCCTAATGACACTCGCCGAAATCGCCAATTTTTGCGCCGAGACCCTCGGCATGCCGGAAACGCAGACGATCGCGCAGGCGAAGAAATTCGCGCAGGCGCGTTGGAAGATGATCTGGGACTTCGCTGACTGGAAACAGGCGCACCACGAGGTCATCGCGCCGGTGCCGGCAGCCACCGAGGAAGTGGAACTGCCGGTGGAGGTGGAGTTGGTGAAAGCCGTGCGGATCGGCGGGAACCGCGAACTCCTGCCGAGCAGCCAGATCACCCAAATCGGCATCGACCCGGCGGGCTTCGGCAACAGCGGGCCGACCTATGCATTTTCGCCGGTGGCTCGCTCGGACGCGGGCGCGGTGCGCATCCGCCTGCATCGCCCGCTCAGCGAGGAGCAGGAGTTGCTTTTCCTTTGCAAGCGCAAGTGCGCGGAACTCGCGGCGGACACGGACAAGCCGCTAATCCCCGGCGTCGACCAATGCCTGATCGCGTTTACGCTGGGCGATCTGTACCGCTGGCAGCGTCAGCACACAAAGGCGGCGGAATTATATCAAGAAGCGCAGGCGCACCTGCAACAGATGGTGCGCCTCGAAACGATCCAGACGGCGCAGACGGTGCGTTTCGTACCGTTTACCGAACCGGGCGGGTACTCATCGGATGTTGACTGGCTCGTGGGCAAATGACGCTGCCTCTCTACAACGACGGTTTGGATGACACGCCCCAAAAGGAAGAGGAGGGCGGGTTTTTCCGGCTGAATAATACGGCAAATCCCGCCGATCTGACGCCGGGCTCGCTGACGCGCGCGGTGAATTGCTGGATGGAGACGAATGGAGTCTTGAATACACGGCCGGGCCGGCGGCTGGTCTCGGACACGCTCCCGACCACCGGGGCGGCGCTGGCCGGCCTGGTGTACTTCGATACGCCGTCGCGGGAGTCGGTGATTTTCCCGGCGGGAACGGACCTGTGGGAAATCATCAGCGACACGGCGCCGCAGACACCGGTGACTGTGGCGGCGGGCGGGCTGCCGGCGACGGGGCGCAAGGCGATGACGCAATTGATCGACCGGGTTTTCGTCGCGAACACGGCGAATCTGATGTGGGCGTACTGGAACGGCGCGGCGTGGAGCGATGGGACGGTGACGAAATTTAGCGACGGGTCGGACATGCCTGTGTTTGGCCTGCTGACGACGCACCGGTTTCGGGTGTTCGCGTGCCAGGCGAACACGAATAAAATTTTCGTCTCGAAGTACCTCTCGGCGCACCTGAGCGACACGGGCGGCGACTGGAACTCGCTGGAAAACATCATCGTGGGCTCCGGCAATGGCGATCCGACGCGGAAGATGATCAGCGGTCAGCAGGCGGACCTGATCGTGCTGAACGAGGGGTCATGCTGGAGCGTGGATACGAGCGCGCAAAACGCGGTGGACTGGCCGGTGACGAAGCTGACCGACGTGGCCGGCTGCGTGGCCGGCGCGACGGCGATCATGATCGGACAGGACGTGTATTTTCTGAGCCGGTACGGACTGGTGAGCCTCTCGGGACTGGTGACGAGGGACAGTATTTCCCCGGCGAATACAATTTCGGCACCGGTCAACCGGACGATCGAGCGGATCAACTGGACGGCGGTGGATAACGAACGCGGTGCGAGCAGCACGCTGTGGCGCAACCTGCTGTTGCTCGCGATCCCGATCGACGGGGCGACGGAGGCAAACCGGGTGCTCGCGTATAACACGCTGACGAAAGAATGGGTGGGCGAGTGGGAATGGTCGCCCGAAAGCGCGCTGCCGGTGTGGGGCTACGCGTGTGTGACGCGGTTCGCGGGAAAGCAGGAAACGCTTTGGGCGTACCCGGACGGCTACATCACCCGGCTGGACGACAGCTACGAGGACGACGACGCGACCGGCGGTGCGGAGGAAATCGAGTCGTGGGTGCAATCGCGGGCGATGTGGTTTGGCCAGCACGAGGCGCAGAAAATGCCGTTCTGGTTGGAAGCGGAGTTCCACCGATCGAGCTCGACCTCGATCGCGGTGCTTTTCGTGGGGGACGATGAACAGACATTTCCCGAGATCGCACTGGAGAGCGCGCGGGTGATCGAAGCGGGCTTCAACGGGAGCACGTTCCTGACGTTTCCGTTGCCGCTGCCATTCACATTCTCCTCGCAGTACACGCGGCGGGCGTCGTGGCACATCCGCAATCAATCGCGGTTTCGGGAGGCGCAGATCATCATCCACAGCGGCTCCGGGCAGATCGGGCTGCGCAAATTCAAAATGGCGGCGTGGCTGGACACGCCCGTGCTCATTTAACCCATGAAATTCAAAGACTTTTTCAAAGCCACGTGGAACCCGGACCCGACGTATCGAATCGCGAACTACGTGGACGACCAGAACGACAAGGCCCGCGCGGCGGCGGCGGCCGAGCAGGCCGGGCTGACGGCTGCGCAACAGGCGGCGGCGACGAAGGCGCGGCAGGATGCCGATGGCGAGCGGCTGGTGAAGCAGCGGGCGGAGGAGGCCGACGCGGCCGCGCTGGCCGCGCAGGAAGGGCAGGCGCAAAAGGACGCGGAGCGCGCCGCGCAACTGGCGCTCTACCGCAAACAGAAGGAAGCAGGCCGGCTGGCGACGCCGACGGCTCCGGTGGGTGAACCGACGACGATTTTTTCCCAGCAGGCGGCGCGGGCGCTCGATCCGGAATATGCGCCATTTGGAAGCATCGAGCCGGGCGGCGGTGGCAAGCTGGGCGGACAATCGCTGAACATGCTTATGGCGAAGGCAGCGGCGGCGAAAAAATAACATGAACGCGCCGACCACACTCCAGATCGCGGCGTTCCTGAAGCGCCGGTTGCCGGCGATGCGGACGGCATCGCGGCAGGTGCTGACCAGCCTGATCGACTGGCACACGCGGGTGGGTGGGTGCGGGGTGTTGCGCAAAGACGGGCGGATCGTGGCGGTCGCGCTCGCGCGGTGCGTGGGCACGACGGCGGAGGCGGAGGCGGACCGGTGGGCGCACCGCGAAGGCGAGGATGGGAAAATAATTTGGGTACAACATATCGTGAGCTTGCATCCCCGAGGTATCGGGCTGCTGCTCGCCCAGGCCGCGCAACGCTTCGGACGACGCGAAGTATTTGCCGGCCACGTTTACTCTCGGGATGGCCAGCTCCGGATGCTGCCGTGGAACGTCGTGGAAAGATTATTCACGGAAAACATCCCCGAACATGAGTTCACCCGAAGCGTCGCCCGCACCTGATTATGCGGGTGCCAACCGCGAAGCGGTTTATGCCGATTTTGAAACGCTGCCGATGCGTAATCGCGTCGATGCGGCTGCCCGGCTGGGCAAGACAGTGGATTACCAGGACCCGCGCACCGGCGAATGGGTGACGGCCGATTTTAGCGGATTAGGCGACAGCGCGTACGCGCAACAAGCGGCGGACCTCGCGGTCGACACCAACGAACGGTTGCAGCGCGGCCAGCTCGATCTGCGGCAGGAGATGGTGACCGACCCGGAGACGGGCAAATTGATGACGCGCGGCGAACAGACGGCGCGCCAGACCGCGCGCGAGATCGAGGCGACGGACCCGGAGGCGTACAAGGCGCGGCAGAGCCTCACGAGCAAAGTCATGGGCGACCTTGAAGCGCCGACACAGGCGGTCGGGGCGGACCAATCGCTGAGCCGCTATGCGGACACGGCGGACGCGCTGCAAACGCCGGGCAATGATGAGCGGTTCGGGCAGATCTACGATCTGGCCTCGAAAGAAGTTTCCGACCCGACGACGGAGGCGCTGAACAAGAGCCTGAACTCGGCGATGGCGGACTATGAGCTGGGATCGCAGCTCTCCGACTCAGAGCGATCGGCGGTGGAACAGCAGGCGCGGGCGGGCATGGCGAGCCGGGGAAATATTTTGGGCGATGCGGCGGCGTTTTCCGAAGCGATGGAAGTGGGCGCTGCCGGCGACGCGCGGAAAGCGGCGCGGACGCAGGCGCTGCTGGGTATCCAGAATCAAGCCTTCGGCCAGAACTCGGCGATGCGCGACCAGCAGACGCAGCGGTTTGGCCAGCTCGCGGGGCTTGTATCCGCCGACGTAGCACAGAACCAGCAGGCTTACCAAAACTCGCTCGGGACGCTCCAGACGGCGGCCGGGCTGCGCTCGCAACAGACGGCGGAGGATCGCGCGACGCGCGCGGAAAACTACGGGAAGGACCAGCAGAAGCTGGCGAACGCGTCGTCCTTTATCCTCGGGCAGCCGGTGACGAATCAATTTGGCTCGCTACAGGCGGCGCAGAACGGCGCGGTCGGGCAGGGGCAGGTGAACTATACCGGCGCGACGGGAGTGGCGAATCCCTCGACCGCGGCCGGACAAATCTACGGGCAGCAGAGCCAGCTCTACCAGCAAAGCCGCGACCTGCAGCAGCAGCAAAACAACCAGTGGATGCAACTGGCGGGCAGCGCCACGGGCGCGGCGGCCGGCATGCTCATGTAACCAGAAAACAACTTCAAAGGAGATTTTTATATGGCAGGCATCGGCGACGGATTCACGCAAGGGCTGGCACTGGGCCAGCAATGGCAGCAAGCGAAGAAGCAGCGCGAGGCGGAGGCGGCGCGCATGGAGCTGGAATCGAAGCGGCACGCGGAGGTGCTCGCCGCACAGAAAACGCTCCAGGCCGAGAAGCTGCAACGGGACGCGGAGCAGGCGGACCTCGATCGCGGGCTGCGGCGCGAACTCTCGGACAAGGACGTGAATTCGCGGGCGGCGACACTGGATAAAACAATCGCGGCGGAGCGGGAACGGCAGGCGGCGCTGCTCAAGGCGCGCGGGGATGAAAACGCGATGGATAACATCGGCCGCAGCATCTCGGGCTTCAACCGATTCGTCGCGGGGCAGAAGCCGCCGATGGCGCGGGTGAAGCGGCCGGTCGATCCGGACGATCCCAGCCAGGGGGAAGTGAGTTTCGATGTGCCACCCGGCGACCTCGCGAAGATGAACGCGCCGAAGGAGCCGGCCTACCAATCGCCCTACGCGGGCGAGATCGGCGACGCGGAGACGCAGCTGGCCGAACAGAATGCGCAGATGGCGGGCGGCGACAACCGCACCGGTTTCTTGAATCTCAGCTCGCGCCGGGATGTGGCGTCCGAGCAGACGCAACGACTGGTGCGGCTCAAGGCGCTGGAGCTCCAGGATAAAGTGGCGAAGGGGCTGATGACGCGCGAGCAGGCGAGCGCGGAAGCCGAGCGCATGAAAAAAACCTACGGACTTTGAAACGCATGGACGCCCTCGATGAATTGCTGGCCCTGACCGACCCGAACAAAAAACGAGAGGGCGCGTCGGCGGGCAGCGCGCCGAAGCGTGACGCGCTGGATGACCTGCTGGAGCTGACCGACCCGCAGCGGGGGAATACGCAGAACGACTGGAAGGATGCGGGCCACAGCGTGGCGCGTGGCGCGCTGGATCAAGGCGTGGGAGGCGCGGCGGAGGGCCTCCTTCGCATGGGGCAAGGTATTGAGGCCGATGCGATGAAGAAGGGTGGCTACGGGCCGCAATCACGCGTGGCGGACCTCAATGCGGAGAGAGCGGCGCTGCTCAATCCGACGGTGTTTCGCGATGCTGACCAAGAGCGCAATGTCATGCAGAGCCCGCGCGCGCAGCTGGAGATGGAGCATCGCGCGCAGATGACTCCGCAGCGTGCCCGCCGCCTCGCGGAGATAGATGCGGAGCTCGTGCCCGCGCGTGCCACCGTCAAAGCGGACGAACAAAAACGACTCACCGCCTCAAGACTGGGGAAACAGGCCGATAATGTTGCGGAGTTTCGCGAGGCGGTTCGCGACGTGTATCCAGTCGATAAGGACTTCGAGCGCAGCACGACTGGCGGCGTGATCGGCGGTGTGGCGCAAATGGTCGCATCGATCCCGGCCTACCTGACCGGCTTGGGCCTGCCGGCGGCGGGCGGGCAAATCTTCGATCAAGGTTACCAAGATGCGAAGGCCAGCGGTGCCGATGACATGACGGCATTGATCGCGGGAACGGCCAATCTGCCCTCGGCCGCGTTGGAGTACGGTGCCGACAAGCTCGCGATGGGCGGCGTGCTCGACGCGTACAAAGCTGGAAAACTTACAAAGCAGGCGCTCGCCGCGCAGATCGTGAAGAAGGCGGCGGAATCTTTCGCGAGCGAGGGCGGCACGGAAGGCGCGCAGCAAGTGCTGCAAAATGTCGTCGCGCAAAAACTCTACGACCCGAAGCGGGCGACGACTGAAGGCGTGGGGCAATCGACGCTGGTCGGCGGACTCACCGGCGGGCTGGTCGCCGGTGGAACGACGCTGGGTGGCGAAGGGATGCGGCGCATGTCGCGCGATACGGGCGAGAACGTGCCGGAAGCGGCGGAGACGCTGAAAGCGCAGCAACGCGCCCTGGTGGAAGGCCGGCAGCGCGCGCAGATGTTCCCCAACGGGACGGCGGAACTCGCTTTGCCGGAAGGTATCCAACGCGTGGAGACGCCGCGCGGGGTGTTCCACTTCGATCCCAAGCAGATCGATGCGGAAACGATCGCACGGGCGAGCGCGGCGGGCCGGGAAAACGAAATCCTCGGGCTGGGGCCGGCGAGCAAGGCGGATGTGGAGACGCGGGCGGCGGCGGGCGAACCGCTGGGCAGCGTGGTGGAGCAGACGCCGCAGGGCCGCGAGGTGAAGGCGGCGATGGTGACGCCCTCGACCGCCCAGGCGGCAGCGCAGGAAATGACCGCGCGCAAGGCGCAAGAAAACACCGTCGCGTTGAAAAACCCGGCGGAGGTGGTGCAGGCGCGCACGGGCGGCGGGCTGGTGGCGGACATGCTGGCGAAGGACAAGGCGGCGACGGCGGCGCGCGAGCAGGCGCAGGCGCGGGAAATCCTCGAGCGCGAGGCGCGGCAGAAAGAAGCGGCGCAGAAACGCGCGCGCTTTGACGAGACGATCACGGAGGCCGGGAAGATTTTTAACAATCCAAAAGCGAGCTTCGCGCAGGTGCAGGGCGCGCTGGAGGCGGCGAGGTTTTATGCCGAGGATAATTCGCTGGGGCTCGCGCAGGAACAGCGGGAAGTGGCGAAGCGGGCGGTGACGGCGCTGCAGACGAATTTCGAGCGGCTCAAGGGTGCCGAGGACGCGCGGCGGGAATTGGAAAGTCAGGCGCGGACGCAGCAGCAGGCGGCGGCGGAGACGGCGCAAAAAGCGAAGCTCGCGGAGCAGAAGCAGCTGTTCAAAGCGGCCGAGGCCGCGGGCATCGGCGCGGATGGGAAGCCGGATTACGGGCGGTTGACCGATGACCAGCTAGGCGAGCGCGCGCAGGCCGGCGACAAGGCGGCGGGCAAAGAGATGGACCGGCGCGTGTTGATGGGCGACCAGCCGCAGCGCGAGAACCTGCGCGACGTGCTGGCGGAACTGAAACTACCGGCGACCGATGCGGCGCTGGGGCGCGAACTGCAGCTGCTGAAACAGGAGGTGAAAGGGCCGGAGGTGGCGCGGTATTTTTCGACGAAAAAGGATTCGCTCGATCGCATGGCGGAAGCGCTGCGCGAGCGCGGGTTTGCGATGATCCGCACGCCGGACGATGTGATCAAATGGGCAGGCATCGCGCTGCGCGGAAAACCGGTGTGGGCGAGCGAGCCGGGCCGGGCGGAGGTGGATTTCGCACGGCTTGACCCGAAGAAGGCGGGCGGGCAGGAAAGCGGCATGGCATCCGGTGACGGGGCCGCTCAACAGTCCAGTGGCAATCCGCAGAGCGGTCTCGATCAAATAACCGGTTTGCCACTCAATCCAGACGGGACCGTTACCCTGTTTCACGGCACTACGCGTTCGGGCGGCGATCGGATCGTACAGGGCAAAACACTTCGATCCGCAGCGGAGCCGCGAGTTTATTTAACCACCGCTAAAACGGGAACGGGTTATGGTGATGTGGTTGTCGCTGTCGATGTGAAGCCGGAGCAGCTGGAGATTGACGACGAATTCCCAGATGGACGGAAGGATTTTTCGATTCCCGGTAAAGTGATCAAAGTGCAGCGAGCCCGCTTGATCGATCCTGCCCCCCCGCAGAGCGTTCCTGATAAAGTGGATGCCTTAAGCCTGCCTGAAGAAACGCGCAGATTTCAGGGCGTCGATGACCCGAGAAGTCGTGTTTATCGCGGCGAGACCGAACCACCGTTGATTGTTTCAGTAGTACCGGGCGGCGGCATTGATGATTGGTCTCGCGTGTCCAAATCATACTATCCTGTGGTGCGAGTGACGTTAGACAATGGTGCGTCGTTTTTGGATCGCATCCGCATATCTAACCACGATCAGGTTTCATCAAACGCCCCAAGGATTTACGATATCGATATTCGCCGGTCGGGATGGAGGGATCTGAAAAAAGACTGGAAAGCGCTGGAGCCAGAATTGATCGACGCCTTTGAGCAGCGCGTTTCCGATATTTGGTGGGACCAGAACCCAAATCCTAAACCGAAGCCGGTGACCGCGCCTCCATCCACGCCGCCAACGCGCGAGCAGATTCTCGCACGAGACAGGCATAAGCTTATCGCGACAATCGCGAGCGACGAAAAGCTCCTTGTTGATCCAGGTGTAAGAGCTACTTCGAAAGAGAGAGCGCGCGCGCGTATCGAAGCGAACAAACTGGCCTTACGGAAACTTGAAAATGACAATGCCGCCGGTGAGAGCGCTGCTACCGGCGGCATTGCGGAATCAAGACAGGCGACGGACTCCAAATCAGCAGAGCTGAGGGATGTTGCCATCCGTCCGTCGAACCCTGAGGAAGCACAGCCGTCCGACCGCGTCAACCCTAATCCCTCGCGCGGCGGTGGAGCCGCGAGTGATTTCGCGCAGTCTACACGCGCGCCGAGCAAGGCGATCGATAAAGCGGCGCAGGAGCGCACGCTCGCGGCGTTGCGCCGGAGCAGCCCGGAGTTGATGAGTGAATACGACATCGAGGCGGGATTGGTGGAGGATCTCTTGAAGAAATATGCGGCGCAGGACGGCAAGCGGCTGGGGCCGGTACCGGAGAACGTGCGCGCGGCGGTGACGCGGAGCGAGGGTCGGCGCGGACTGATCGCGCTCGCTGCCGAGGCCTTCGAATCGCGCGAGAAGGTGGCGGCGCTGACCTCGCACGAGGTGGCGCACGTGTATTGGGACAGTCTCAGCAATGACACGAAGGCGCTGCTCCGCGAACTGCGCCAGCGCGAGCTGCTCGGCAAAACGGGACCACTGTACGACGACGCGGGCAACGTGCGCAGCGAACTCGACGGCATCGACGACAAATCGGAGTGGGGCGTGAAGGAATGGTTTGCGGAACGAATCGCGCGGCTGAATGAGGCGTGGGCAAACGGCCGGATCGCGGATGCGGAGAAGGCGGGGCACTCACTCATCCGCCGCCTGGCGTATGAACTCCGCGAACTCGTGCGCAAGGTGTGGGAATCACTCGCGCGCTCGCGAGGATTCGACACGGACAGCGAGCTTTTTGAAAACGCCTTCCGCCGGTTTTGGTTGGGCGGCGCGGACGCCAGGGTGGCGAGCGAGGCGAGCACCGCGTATGCGCGGCAGGTGGAGTTCGCGCGAAATATTGACGGCGGGAAAGACGGTGGCCAGAAACCCGGCATGGCATCCGGTGACGGGGCCGCTCAACAGTCCAGTGGCTCCCCGCAGAGCGGTCCTTCAGAAGCGGTGAAGCGGAAATTCCTAGAGTCGGAAGACTATGAGGCGGTCGGCTGGAGGTTAATTGATGGGGAGGTGAATGTCGGCGACGTACTTCCCAACTCGTTTGTTTGGGAAGATGTAGATGGTGAATCGAATCCAACCTCTGAAGAACTCGATGGAACGTCAGCTTTTAGGGATTGGCGCGACATGGAGCGTTATGCGAAATATTCGTCAGCCGGTTTCACTCTTGCACTTATCGGCGGCGATCAAGGTGAGAAGCACTCTGGTGAACTATCGGGAGAGGTGCTTATTCGTGGGCCCAAGGTGTTGGCCACATGGCGCCGTCCTACTTTAAACGATCCTTGGAGAAACCCTAACCCCTCGCGCGGCGGCGGAGCCGCGAGTGTGGAGTTTGCTCGAAAGAAAAAGACAATGGCTCCGGACGGCGATGCTCTGCCGCTCCGCGACGTCGACGCGGAAATCGGGGCGGCGGAGGCGGAATTGAAGGCGCTCCGCGAGGGGAATTCACAGGAGGACGCCGTCGAGATCGAGGCGCGCGGCAGGGCGTTGACGGAAAAAATCGCCGCGCTGAAAAACGAGCCGCGCGCCACCGCACCCATGAGCGACGAGGAGGTGGCGGCGAAGGTGAAGCCGGCCAGCGCGCTGGAGAAACCAGCACCGACAGAGAAAACGGCAGAGCAGCGTGTGGAGGACCCGGAGTGGCTGCCAAAACCGGAGGAGCTCGACGCGGCCGAAGTGATCGCGAAGGCGCCGAAAGTGGAAGCGCTCCCGCCGGTGAATCGCAAGGTGGCGCTGATGGAACTGCTCGCGCACGCCACCGAGCAAGCGGAGAAGATGCGCGCGAAGGATTCGCTGCAGGGCGACATCGACGCGCAGTGGCAGGAGAAGCGGGCCGCGCAAACGCGGGCGACGCTCGACAAGGAATTTCCCGGCTGGGAAGCGAATAAACAAACAAGCGACGTTGTGGAAAACGAGTCCCGGCCGGGAAAGCCTCCTGCGCCGCCTGAGCAGCCACCGGAAACAGCCGAAGCGGCGCAGCCAGATGACAATGAGGACTCCCCGTTTCTGCCGAAAGACGAGCCGCTGCCGGTGCGGCCGGGCAAGGCGGCCGAGGTGTATGGGCACAGCAGCGCAACGCCGTCCGCTGTATTCAAAACTTGGGACAAGGTGCGGAACGTGCTCGCGGGATTTCGCGGTGCGGTGCCGGAACTGCCGACGTTCGCGGCAGCGAAGTGGAACGCAGCCGATGGGTTCATCCGCCAGCATGGCGCGGCGTTCTACAACCGCGTGAAGGAGGGCTATCGGCAGCTCAAAAACATCAACGACTACGTGCAAAAACGGTCCGAGGAGGATGTGGCACGTATCACAAAGCCGTTGATCCGCGCGGGGGAATTTGACGCGGCGGCATACAAGCGGCTGACGAACCTGCAGGAGCAGCGGCGGCGCGCGAAGGCTGACGGGCGAGACCTCTCGAAATCGCAACTGGCAACCATCGAATCGCTGAGCGCGCAGGTCGAAAGCAGCCCATATGTGCTTTTCCAGCAGTTGGTCGTCATGCTCGATCTCAACTGGCGCCAGCAGAATTTGAAGGACTCCGAAGGGAATCCGATCCGGCTGCCGTCAGACATCAACCAGGCGGAGATCGCGGCGGAACTGAAGCGGCTCTCCGTGGCGATGGAAACAAGCGCTCACCGCGACCTGATCGCGCACGCACTCGAGCAGCATATGGCGCTGGTGAAACGCGTGAGCGAGGACTTGAAAAAACGTGACCTGATGGCGGCGGACCATCTGGAAAATCCCTACTATTTCCCGCATATCACGCTGGAAACGACACGTGGCGGAAAAACGGAGCAGCGCGAACTGGCACCGGAGCGTGTGCGGCCGGGTACCGAAGCGGATTTCCGGGGCTACCTGATCGACCCGGTGGGCAGCAGCAAGGCCATCGAAACGGACTACGTGCGCGCGATGTACTACCATCTCGTGCAGGTGGGCGCGCACAATGAAAAGGCGGACATCGTGCAGGATTATTTCCGGCACTATGACGTGAAAAAGGAAGTCGAGGCGCGCGCGAAAAAACTCGCGCGCGAACGCGGCGCGCCGGTGAGCTGGGAGCAGGCATTTCATGAAGAGTATGCGCCGAAAGGATACGTGCTCTATGGGACGGACAGCCGCGACGCGTTCCCCACGGTCAGCATCGACCGCGACAAGCTCGCGCGGCGGCTGGGGGTGGCACTGACGAGCGCGGACCTGCAATCGCAGTTTGAGCAGCTGGGCTTGAAGGGTGTGCGGTTGCTGCCCGAGGACTTGAAGGAAGCGATGGAAATGGGAGCGCGCGAAACGTGGATCGTGCCTGCGCGCGTGGCCGAGGCGCTGAGGGGAATCGCGCAGCGCGAAACGCACTCGGACAAGGCGTGGGATGCGGCGATGAAATTCGCGATCGGGGCGTGGAAACGGTGGAAACTGTTCATGCCGCAAAACCATATCCGCTACGAATTCGGCAATATCACGGCCGACCTCGAAAAGATTTTTTCGGCCGATCCAGAGGTATTCAAATATCTCGCACCGGCGGCGAAGGAGCTGCGCGAATTCTGGCGCGGCGGGAACGCCGGCGACGACCTGCGGGCGGCGCTCAAGGAAGGCGTGCTGAACGCGATCACCGCGCAGGAGATGCACGCGATCGCGGGATTGCCGAACTTCAAGGAATTCCAGACGAAGGCGGAAGCGGCCTGGCGGCAGGTGCGCAAACGCGCTTCCAGTGTGCTGTTGCAGCCGATCCTCGCGCCGCTGGGCTTGGGTGACCTTTCCAGCGTGGAGGCCAGTGCGCTCCGCGAAGCGATCACACGCTACTCGAAATTCAAAGCGGACCTCTCACGGCTGAGGAACGGCGCGCGGCCGGTGTATGCGGGCGCATACTGGAAGGAAATCGACGCGATGACGGAGAGCGCAAAAGGCGCGAACGATGCGGACGTGCGCAAGGCGGGAGCGATCAGCAAGGCGACGTTTGGCGACTACTCGGACACATCGGTGACGGGGCAGACGCTGCGCGAAAAATTCATCCCGTTTTACTCGTGGCTGGAGGTGAATTTCAAATACCACGCCAACTTATTCCGCAATCTGCGCGACATGGTGAAGCAGGGCGAGACGACGAAGGGCGCGGCAGTGGCGAAAGGTGCGAAAGCGGCGACGACGTTTACGGCGCGGGCGGCGGCGGGCTTCGCGCTGCGGCTTTCGCTGCCATATATCGCCGTCGCGCTTTGGAATAATTCGGGAGATCGCGACAAACTGGAAGACGAACTGAGCGAAGCGGACAAGCGGCGGTTCCACATCATCCTCGGACGCGACGATGACGGCAAGGTGCAGGTCGCGTACGCGCCGACGGCCTTCATGGACGTGCTCAAGTGGTTCAGCGGGCCGGAAGCGATGCGCGGAACGGTCGCATGGATGAAGGGGCAGACGGACTTTGCCACGGCGTTTGATTCGTGGCGGAAGCAGCTCGCGCCTGACTTGATCAACAACGTCGTCGGGCAGGCGGGACCGCTCGCCCAAGTGCCGGCGGCACTGGCGACGAAGAAGCGGATGTTTCCCGATGTGACGGACCCGCGCACGATCCCCGAATACGATATGCGCCGCTCGATCCTGAGCATGGTGACGGACGATTTCACCGCCGATCTGATCGAACGCGCGGTTAATAAAGACTACTACGCGCCGAAGGATTTTGGCGACTGGTCAAAGCAGCTCATCCTGCAGGTGCGCCAGCGCGACCCGGAGGCATGGTCGTATTATGAAATTCGCGACAAGGCGGCGGACTTTATGGAGGAAAAAACGGGCTCGAAACGGGACACGAGTTACGATGCGCCGGATCAGCAGGTGCTGAGGAATTTCCGCAAGGCGATCTATCAGGGCGATGTGCCGGCGGCGATGCGGTTTTATCAGCGCGCGCTGGACTACGGCTACACGGCGGAACGATTCGCGGCGAGCGTGCGCGCGCAGGATCCGCTCGCGACGCTCAAAAAGAAGGACGGACTCAGGAAGGAGTTCGTGGAGGAGCTGAGCCCGTTTGACCGCGAGCAACTCAAGCGGGCATTCATCTACTACGACCGCATGAACGGCATGCGCGGACGCGAACGGACGATCTTCCCGAGCGAACGCGGCGGAGCGGCGGCGCTGAAGAACTTCCAAGCCCGGCCGCGCTATCAGCACGTGCAGGGACTTTTCGACGCTTGGGAAAAGCGCTCCGAAGAGGAGATGCGTGAGCGCGCGGAACGGGCTGAAAGGGATAGTTTGAGGCCGGCGCGGAGGTGAACGACAACAGGTCAAATATTTGACCGCGCGGGCCTCTCATCCATCCCAAGTCGCCCATTTGATCAATTCCGTGAATTTCCCGGATTTACCTCTGAAAACCACCTGTTTTTTCTGGTGCGAGCGGCGGGAATCGAACCCACATCTACGGCTTCGGAGACCTGTGGTTTCCAGAGGAGACGGCGTGAAATTTGACCCACATTTGACCCAAAACCCTTGCCTGTGGAGGTCAAAACCGGGGGGCTCTGGGCGTGCTCGCAAAACTCTACTCCGTGACCAAACCGAAACCGATGTGGCAGGTCGTTTACTCCGACCCGTCAAAGAAGGATCGACGCGGGCGCGCACGCCGGGTGCGCCGCCACTTTGTGGAAAGGGACGAGGCAGAAAAGCACCTCAACGAGATCAACCGGCAGCTGGTGGTTTCGGGCACATCGGGCGTGGAATTCGATCATCGCGCGCGGGCTGACTATTTTGCCGCCCGCGAAGTCCTGTCTGTGGCCAATCTGCGGGACTCGATGGTGGATATCGCTCGTTTCTATGTGCAGCAGCTCGGGACGAGCACGGTTGCGGCACGCGATGCGCGCGCGGCGCTCGCGGAATTCCTCAAGGTGAAGCAGGCTGAAAACCGGGCTATGCGGGCGATACAGAATTTGCGCTTGCGCGTGGGGGCGTGGCTGGAAATGGCGGCGGTGACCGATGTGGCGGAGATCAATCGGGAGGCGGCGGAATTGCTGCTGATGCGCAAGGGCGTATCCGCCGCGACACGACGCAACGACCTGAACGCCGCGTCGAGTTTTTGCGGGTGGCTCGAATCGAAGGGGTGGCTGCGGGAAAACCCGGTGAGTCGCCTGCGGAGGCCGCATGTGGAACGGGCGCGGCCGGCGATTTGGTGGGCAGGGGAAGCGCGCGCGATCCTCGACGAAACCGCACGCCGGGCGCCGGAGGCGGTGGCTGGCCTGGTGCTGCTGCTTTTCGCGGGAGTGAGGCCGAGCGAACTCGCACATTGCCGCGTGGAGCTGGCGGGTGAACCGTGTGTGCGCGTGGAGGGCGGCAAGACGCGGGGACGGGCCAACCGCACCGTGCCGCTCTCCCCAAATGCGATCGCGTGGTTGAAGGCGTATCCGGCCGCTCTATACGATGTGCACCGGTACTGGCGCGTGCGCATCGCCAAGGCGGCGGGCGTGACCTGGGGGCAGGATACTCCGCGGCACACCTTCATCTCGATGCGCCTCGCCATAAAGCCGGACGAGGGCGCGGTGGCGCGCGAGGCGGGCAACAGCCCGGACATCATCTTCCGCCATTATCACCGGCTCGTGGACGAGAAGGCGGCGAAGGTGTTTTGGGGATTGAGGCCGGGGGTGATCCGGTCTTAGCTGATTTCTCCAGCTTATGAAGGAACGCAGGTTGCTGATTTACTCAATTGTCGCTGCACTGGTCTTTGGAGTGACCGGCGGTTTTTTTGCAGGCGTGTATTCGCGGGACGAGTTCGTAATTATTACCACCAGAGGTTACCCAATAAAAATGAACAAGCGGACCGGCGAGACGTGGCAGATTCGAGGGACGAGCCTCGAACGAGTAAAAGGGCCATGACTAAACTTAGGTTTTGGACGATCCTGATTGGCGTTTCCGCAGTCGGAATGACGGTAAATTTCGCATATTGGGGGCGGCCGCGCCTGTTTTCTGAAATATTTTGGCTTCAGCTGCTGGGGGCGACCGTAAGCCAGGTAGCCATGGCAATGGTGCCGGTGGTGATGGTTTGGGTTGTGCGAAGAAAGACTTCGCGCAGTGCGCTTCTCGTTATAGCGCTCGGTGCCGTTGTCCTGATGACGGTCGCCCGCCTTTTCGCTAGCCGCTAGGATTCAGCTGGCGTGGCCTTAAGCGTAATTTCCCCTTTTTCCCGGTATTCAGCGCAGAGGCGCATGGTGCCGATGCGGATAATATCCGTGGGCCGCAAGACACAGCCATTGGCCGCGGTCTGGATATCGCGGCGTTCGGATTCGCTCCATCGGACGGTAAAGCCGGTCGCGCGCTGGGTCTTCTTATCAGCCTTCTTCTTGGGCATGCGTGGGTAACATCGGCCGGAGTGTCTCCCGCTTCTAGGGCGGATTTGCGGCAATGCCCACTTAGCGCACCTTTTGTAACGCAAACGGTGACGCGAGGCCTCATCGGCTCCGATGTGAAACGTTAACCCTTAGACTATGAGAATAAGAAATATCCCGCTTTATTTACGGCCGTTGGCGTTGGAGCTGGCTCTGGAGGCGATCGATGATCACGCGTTTGCGCGATTCAAAGAGTTGTGGGAACTGCGCCGCAAACCGGGTCAGCGCGACGATCACACCCGCGCGTTGCGGACCGCTGATGAGGCGATGCCGGAGGAGGTCAGGAAGCGTTTTTGGCAGACTTGGGACGAGGAGGTTTTACCTTCTTTTCTCGTGCGGCGATCATCGTCTTCACGCTCTTATCCGTAGCGGCCTCGGCCACTTGTAGCGCGGGAACTTCGGTGAGTGGGTATCGGGTTTGATCGGCCTGCATGGCGCGATAACGGCAAATGAGCCCGGAGAGGGCTTCTACGCTTTCGGCGACTTCGGGAATATCACCAGCGGCGCGCGCGATGACGCCAAGCTGGCCATTCATCTCGGGGGAAAGCTCCAGTTCGGAGAGATTAACGCCCTCAACGTGGCGTAATAGTAATCTGGATACGTCAAGGCCGGACGCCTCTGCTTCGTCGTGGAGGTGGGCGAGGAGCAGCTCGTAACGCTGGAGCGCCTGCGGGCTGATTTTCTCGCAGAAGACGCGGAGATTTTCGAGGGAGCATCGCGTCTCGCCAGCGATGAGACGGCTGATCGTGGCGCTATCAACATCGCACAGGCGGGCGAATTCACGACCCGAACCGTGATGTTGGGCAATCAGCGCGCCGAGGGTCTGTCCGAAGAGTGTACGAGGCATGGCCGGAGAGAAAACAGCAGTGATGATAAAAATGCAAAATTAAACTTGCTGCGTGATGATTTGAAGTCATCACTGATGATATGAACGCAGCAAATGAGCTTCGCCGCACGATACGGGTCTTGCGGAAAATGTGGCCAGCCAGCCAAGCCCAACAGCTGGCGCATTTCGAGCGGTCAATCGACTTTGCCGAGGAACGGTGGACCGAGCTTGAGGCGGCGTCAGCCCAAACGGGCGAGGTGCTTGCAGTGAACTTCGCGCAGGCGAAGCCGGAGGGGGCGCAATGAGCTACGCGGCGGAACTGGCGCGGGCGATGATCATGGGCGGTGGCGCAGGCCTATGCATGGCGGTCGTCTCGGTGGTCGTGGACGAGGTGCGCGGGCATCGGCGCATGAAGCGGTTCGCTCTCGCGGCGCAGGCCAAGCGCGCGGGCCGGGGGATTTTTTAGTCATGGAAACTTCACTACCACGGGCCGCGCTTGTTCGCGGAGACGACGGGATGTTGCACATCCGGCATTTTCAAAACCCGGCCGACGCGGTGGCGGCGGAGCACTCGCGAGAGGTCGCGCCGGAGCGTGGAGCGATGAAGCGTTGCTGGACGCCGGCGCGGCTGGCGAAGGCGATCGGCGTGAGCAAGCGCACGATCAACCAACGGTGCGCGGACGGAGACCTCCCGTTCATCGACCAGGGGACGAGCAAGCGTCAGCGGCGCTTCATCAAGCCGGAGATCGTGGCGATGATCAAGGAGCGCGGGCTGGGCGGTGTGGCCCGGATGCGGCAGGCGGGGTTGCTGGGGATCGGGCTGGTGCTTTTCTTTTTCTGCGGGGCGCGGGTGCAGGCGGCGGATGTTGTGACCGCGGCTGTGGACCGCCCGGCAGATCGGGCCGCGTGGACGCTGATGCGCGTGACGGGCCGCTCCATGTGCCCGGACTTCCCGCCGGGCACATGGGCAATCGTGGTGCCGGTCCGCGCGGAGCAGTTGAGCGCGGGCGATGTGATCGTGTTCCACAGTTACTGGCACGGGTACCCGGTCATGCACCGGGCGATCCGCCGCGAGGGGCGGTGGTGGGTGACCAAGGGGGACGCGAATGGCCGGCAGGATCTGCGGCTAGTCTCGAACCGGAACTTGATCGGCCGCGTGGAAGCGGTGTGCCGCTGAAAATTTTTTGTTATGCCTGAAACATCATTAAAAACACGTCGGGTGCTGTCCATTAATGGGCAGGAATATATCGTCGCTGACTCTGTGAAGAGTGAGCTTCTCATGCAGTTGCTGGATCTGTTTTCGAACGAGCTGCTGAAACCGGTCAAAGAGGAGTATTTGTGCGTCGCGCGCGCTGGCGGCGAGTATGGCTATGATTATGTGCTCGTGGAGCGCGGCGCGGAGGTAAGGCCCGCCGGGCTCGCGGTGTCGCGACGCGAGGTGCTGACGGCCGAGGCCTATCGGGAACGCGAAGCTGCCGGCAAAAAGGCGCGCGTGGCCCGAGCCGAAGCTGCCAAAGCAGCCGAAGAGCGTGCGACGACTCAATCTCAGCACGGGGAGGCGGCGAAATATGCCCGGTAATTTCTCCTCTCAGGGCCGGGCGTATTCCCCGCGTGGGTACAGCGCGCGGACGCCGGCGCCGGTAGCCACTCCGGAAAAACCGAAGGTGCGCGTGGCCCTCAAGATCGAGGGCGATGCGAACGCGTGGGTGACGATCCAGCATATCATCGACCCGAATACGGGCTGGACGAAGACGACGCGGGCGATGCGCGCGGCCGGCGGCCTGATCATCAATACCTGCGCCCGCAAGAAGGGCATGGCCGTGTGTTCGGAGGCACTGGTGTTCGTGCCAGGCGCGGACCTCGTGAAGGTCGGCAACGTAACGAGCGTGAAGTGAATTTTAACCCCAAAACCATCCGAATCATGCCTTATCCAACACAGGACAATCCGACGGGCGCGAAACCGGCCAATCAGCTGCCGGAGGGCGGCTTCCTCGCCACGCTCCAGACAATGCGCAAGGGCGTATCGCTCGCCGACCTCGACGCGAATATGCGTGAACTCGTCGCCCACGTGCGCCGCACCCGCAAGCCGGGGACGATGACGTGGAAGGTGAAGGTCTCGCCGAACTCGAAGGGCAACGTGGAGATCCTCGCGATCGATGACGAGGTCTCGATCAAGCTGCCGAAGACTGACGGGGGAGTGACCATCTACTTCGCGGACGATGACGGCCGCTTGATGCGCAACGACCCGAAGCAGCTCGAAATGCCCTCCGTGGTGGAAGTGCCGGCGGAGCCGGTGCAGCCCGTGAAGCAGGTCAGCAATTCGTAACTTTTCCCGGCAGCCCAACCCACAAAACACGCACCGAATTCATGAGCACAGAAGCAGGAGCAGTGGCGGACATCGTCCGCGCGGCACAGCAACACGATCGCGTCGATACGCGCGATCTTTGGACCTCGGTCCTGATCTTTCCCGACAAGACCATCACCTCGCTCGAAAAGCACGCCGATCGTCCGCGTCGCAAGCGCGCGAAGGTGGCCGTGGATGACGGCGAGTCGTTCATCCGCTACGTGAAGAACCACCGGCAGCCAGGCACGGCATTGTACGGTCGCGCGAGCCTGAGCGGCGGCGCGTTTGCCGCGGTGATCGACGGGCATGAGGGCAGCGAGGATCTCGGAGCAGACGCGCCGGCAAGCGAGCAGCGTCCGGCATGGGGCGAGCATCGCGTGAACTACGCGATGGCGCAGACGCCGGAGTGGAAGCGCTGGATCGAGAATAACGAGAAACCGATGGGGCAACAGGCTTTCGCGGAGTTTGTCGAAGACATGCTCGGCGAGATCCAAAAGCCCTCGGGAATCGATATGCTCCAGATTGCGCAATCGCTCGTGATGAAAAACGACGTGACGTTTAACAGCGCGACGCGACTCAGCAACGGCCAGGTGCAGCTCCAGTACGTGGAGAATCTACAGCAGCAGGCCGGGCCGGGCGGCGCGATGGAGGTGCCGACCGAGATGGAGCTGGCGTTGCAGCCTTTCATCGGTGGCACACGGTACGCGATCAAAGCGCGCTTGCGCACCAAGCTGGTGAACCGCGCGGTACAATTCACCTACCTGCTGGACCGCCCGCACCGCCTCGTGGAACTCGCGTTTAAGGACGTGCGCGACGCGATCGCCAAGGACACCGGCCTGCCCGTGCTGCTCGGCAGCGTGGAGAGTATCGGCCTCTAAACACTCTCGCCCTGGCACCGGCCGGGTGGTGGCACGCGCCGAAAGGCCACGGCTTCCGCTCCGGCTGACTTCTCAACCGTCCGGCGAACGCGGCCGGTGCAGGGGCGAAAATATTTTCCCGGTTTTCTTTTCTGTCTCCACTTCATGAATACTTGCAAGACGTGCATCCACTGGCGGGACGTGACGAACGGCGCGCGGCCGGTGCGGCTCGATGACGTGACCGTGAAATGCTGCACGGCGCTGCCGCCGGTGGGCGACTACAGGTGGCCGCGGACGATGGAGCACCAGGTATGCGGGATGCATGACGCTCCGCCGCAGGTGGCGGACTTGATCGACCAGGTGCCGATGGCCGCGCCGGGAAATGCGGCGCGCAGAACGCGGAGGAGCGCGAGCTGACCATGGACTCGATTACCGAGACGATGGAGCGGATCGACGGGCTTTTCGAGCGGTTCGCGCCGGCCCTGCTGCGCCAACCCTGCCTGCCGGAGCCGCCGCTGCGGAAACGCCGCGAGAGCGTGAAGGTGTGGCACTCGCGCGAGGTCCGCGCGCACGCGGAAGCTCTGTTGCTGGGTGGCCGCACGCCGAAAGAGGTGAGCGAGGAAAGGAAACTGCCCTACGGGACCGTGCTGAGTTGGAGCATGCAACTGGGGCTCAAGTTTCGCAGGGGGCCGAAGGGGCCGCGGCGGAAGCTGGAAGGCGTGGTGGCGGCATGAAGACGTGGGACGATGTGATGGCCAAGCTGACCGGCGCGCGCCTGGCGGTACTGGATACGCTGCTGCGTGGCGGCGAGCAGTCGGCGCTCGGGATCGCGGCTGCGTGCGAGCGGCAGAGCACACCGGAGGTACTGGAGGCGCTGCAATGGCTGCGCGCGTGCCACCTGGTGACGATGCCGGCGGCGGGACTGTTTCGCGCGTGGGGCGTGGCGGCGGCGCGGGAGCGCTTCGACCGCGCAGGCGGGCCGATAGCTGAATTTATGCAGGGGTTGCGGGAGATGGATTCGCCGGCGGCGTCAGGCACCGCCGTGCATCCGCTCGCGGCCCCTGCTCCCTTTTTCACGCCTGCAAACGCGGTGCCCAGCGGGGTGCGCGTGCAGGATCACCAGGTGCAGATGTTTGCCGACGTATGATCAACACACTCACACTCACGGGGTGGCTGACTGCCGACCCGATTTCGCGGACCGCGCCGGGCGGTGCGCAGCGGCTTTGCTTCGACCTGCACACAAAGGACTCGCGCGGGCACGAGGTGCAGGTGGCGTGCTTCATCGACAGCGGGCCGCTGATGCTACGCGTGGAGCCGCTGCTGCTACCCGGCCGGGGCATCGTGGTGACCGGTGAGATGACGCAACGCGAGATCGAGCAGCTGGGCCGCACGAAATGGATCGCGCGCGAGGTGCGCGTGATCGGCTGCGAGGTGCCGAACCGGTCGGCAATCAAGCCGGCCACGGAGGAGGCACCGTTATGATCCGCGTGGCGCCAGAATTTATCGAGTGGCTGAACGGCACGCTGGCGGGCGAGGGGATCCGCGTGCGCGTGCTGAACGCGGAGAGAAACGAGCTCGAGATTGAGGGCGCGGGTTTCATCGGGCGCTACTTCGTGGCGGGCAACACGGAGCTGGCGATGCGGGTGGACTTGTTGCGGCTTGGCGCGGACGCGGGGGTGGCGGCATGAAATTCATGACGCTCGACGAGAGAAAGGCGGCGATCGCCGAAATCCGCAAAACCTCGGTCACCGAGGCGGAGGCGGCGGTGTGGGCGCACATAGCGCTCGGGAAAACCAACAAGGAAATCGCCGGGCTGCGCGGGAGTTCCGCGAAGACGGTGGATAACCAGCGGACCCATCTTTTCAGGAAAATCGGCGCGCGAAACGCGGCGGACGCGACCCGGCTGGCGATCGAGCGCGGCGTCATCAAAATACAAATACAGGGAGAATCGAACTCATGAAAACCATCCTCATCATCTATCACAGCGCGGACTTCGACGGTCTATTTTCCCGGGAAATCGCCCGGCTGTATTTCGGAGATGCGGCCGACTACCTCGGCTGGAACTATGGGGACCCGGTGCCGGTCGTCGCGGCCGGGGTGACGGCGATTTACATGATCGATATCAGCATCAAAGAGCTGATGCAGGACGGGCGGCTGGTCTGGATCGACCACCATAAGAGCGCGATGGATGAGTTTGGGCCGGCCATCCAAGGCTGGCGGATCGATGGAGTGGCGGCGTGCCGGCTGGCGTGGCAGTGGTTTTTCGGGCACATGCCGCTCGACCCGACGCCGACGAAGGAGGATTTCTACGAGCGGCGGGTGAGCGAACCGCTCGCTGTGCGGCTCGCGGGTGAGTACGACGTGTGGGACCATCGCGACCCGAATGCGGTGCGTTTCCAGCATGGGCTGCGGAGCGAAGAGGCGCTTGACTGGCGTCAGCTGCTCGTGCCGAACGACGAGTCTCCGCTGGCGGTGGCTTATGTGAACAACCTGCTCCACGCGGGGCGGGTGTTGCACGAGGCGCGCGAGCGGGAAAACAAGTCGATCATCCTCGCGCAGGGGTTTACGATTCGGTGGGAAGGGATGACTTTCATCGCGTGCAACGCGGCGCGGTTTAATTCGCTGCTGTTCACGGCGGCGCTGACGCCGGAGCATGATGGGTGCCTGGGCTTTTGCTGGAATGGGAAACAGGATCGCTGGAAGGTCTCGCTCTATGGGGTGCCGGGAAAGCCGGACGTCGACTTCTCTGTGATCGCCAAAAAATACGGCGGCGGCGGGCACAGACAGGCGTGCGGATTCGAGTGCTCGGTGCTGCCGTTCATGCTGGGGGAGGAATTCGGGATAGACCGCGAGGATATGTTGATGGGGCTCGTCGCGCAGCTCGAAGCGGAGAAGCAACAGCTCGCGATGCGTGTGAAGGAACTGGAAGCGCACATCGAAGGGACCCGGTAAAACATGGCCAACGACTGGATTAAAATGCGGATGAACCTCGCCGACGATCCTGCGGTGATAGGCATCGCCGCGCGGACAAAACTCGACCGCTACGGTGTCGTGGGGCGGCTGCAAACGCTGTGGAGCTGGGCGGATGAGCACGCGGCGGACGGGTTCCTGCCGCATGTGACGGCCAAGGTGATCGACGAGAAGCTGGGCCGGCGTGGATTCACTGCGGCGATGGAGGATGTGGGCTGGATCGAGTGCACAGCGGAGGGCGTGAGGTTTCCGAAATTTGACCGGCATAATGGCGAGTCTGCGAAAGTGCGGGCGTTGGAAATGGAGCGGAAACGGGCCTCACGAATCGCGGAGGCGGAGCAGACAAGGGCCGGACGTTTGTCCGCCATGTGTCCGGACAAAAGCCGGACAGATGGCGGACAGAAACCGCCGGAAATCGGGACCAGAGAAGAGAAGAGAAGAGAAGAAGAGAGTAGTGGTCGTGGTTCTAGTTCTCCGGCGCCGGGGGCTCCGGCGTTCGGTGCGTTGCCGGAGGCGACGACGACGACACGACACAATAAAATTTTGGATGAGTCGGATTTTGAGGAGCTGCAACGGCGGTTCCCTCTCGTGGACCTCGCGCAGCAGCGGCGTGAGGCGCTGGCGTACGTGCGCAAGGAACGCGGCGAGAAGGCGGAGCTGGAACTGCGGTTTTTCGCGGAGGCTTGGCTGCCGAAAGCTCCGGTGCGTACGGAGGAGCGGCAGGAGCGAGCCACGGGGAGGGACGAGCCGGAGGGCTGGCAGGCGTGGATGGATGAAAATTTCCCTGCTTGGAAATACGCAGCGGGACAGGAGCCGGGGCCGCTCGCGTGGAAAGCGCACGCGGCGATTGATCGCAAATTCATCCGGGAGCAGATGGCGAAGGGCGGTGCACGGTGAGTACCGACGAGATGAAGATGGAGTTTGCGCGGATGCGAAAACGCATGAACGAGCTGGAGGCGGCGAATGGTCTGCGCGGCCTGGTGCCGGCAGCGGAAGTGGATCCGGAACTGGCGGAGGCATGCCGCCAGGCGGGAATCGGCGTGCGGACACTGCAGGGCCGGAGCAAGGAGCGGGACACCGCGAGGAAGCGCCGCGTAGTGGCGGCGATACTACGCAAGAAGGCCGGCTGGACCATCTCGGACATCGCCGAGGGGATGAAGAAAACGGAACGCGCGATCGAGAAAATGCTGTGAGTGGAGCAATTAATTTTCCGGGGTCTAAAAATATGGATACACTAAAGGCGGCGGGCTCGGCTTCCGGGGATATCTACCGAGACGCATATCAAGCGGGCTATATGACCCAGAGGCGCGGCAGTTTTCGCACACCAAATCCCTACCCAAGCGACGCAGCCAAAGCAGCCGCATGGGATCAGGGCTACATACACGCAGCATACATCGAGCGCCACGGCCTCACCCACCTCCACTTGCCGAGCAATGGAGATGTGGGACACAGCTCCTGAGCCCGCCCGTTGCTGCCCCTCGCGCCCGTTGGCCGCTTAAAATGTGTTCCCACTATCGAACTGGTTAGCCCTCTTTTCTTATGAAAACCAAAACAACTGAAGTCCCCGCTATAATCGAAGCGTGCGCAGCACGAAATTTCACTAAGCCCTTTTCGTTTTCCGTTCGGAGGTCTCGGCTTTCTCTTGCAGCGATAAAACGTGAGCTTGCAGGCGAAGAAGCCGTATTGCCAGCCGCTGATCTGCGACGCTTGCGCCTTCGCTTGATAAAGGAACTAGATCGGATGCACAGCCGAGTAGATGGAGTATGGCAGAGTATCTTTTGGACTGAGGCTGTGAGGATTTGGAAGGAGCGGACTTCACGGCGGAAATCTTGTTCGGCCAACGACCGCGAATCACCCACGCGAAAACAGCCATGAGTAATCAAAACGACACGTCATCCGCGTTGGGTGTGGTCGCTGGTTCGAAAGCGGCGCTCGCACAGCTCTTCGCCCGCGCTCGGCTATCTGAGCACTACTGGCTCGAGGCAATCGACCTGTGCGAGACGAAGAAGCAAAGGCGATCGCTCGCACGGGAGATCGCAGAACTGGCGAAGGCCGCCGCGTCGAACATCGCCAGTCAGCCACGCCGCTAGGCGTTGGCTGTGATGGCTTGGTTCGACCTCTCTTTTAACCTCACGAAAACATGACAACATCTAAGAAAGCTCTCGCGCTCTGCCATGCCATCGAGGCAGCAGGCGCATCCAAGGCGCTGACAAAATGCAGCGTGCTTGCGTCCGAACTCCATGCCGAACTCAGGAAGCAGGCAACGCCGTGCCGCGCGTGCGAAGTATTCGGGGACGGCCAGTGCTCGCCTAAAGCATTTGAGAAAATGCAAGACAAGGTGGCTCGCGCAATCCACGCGGAGCACAACCGCCACGAAGGGCAAGATACTCCGTGGATCGCCCTGCACCGATTCCAGCGCGGAAAGTATCGCGGCAAAGCATACGCTGCGCTCGTCGCGCTCGGAGTCACCGCGCCGAGTAGGTCGAACGCCCCAGTGAGCAACGGCCCCGAGAGCGGGATACCTAGCCAGAAAATCGACCGCACGCCCTAATCAACAATCCGCCTGAAGCTAGGGCCGTTGGCTCTAGTGGATGGTTCGCTTCCGATCATGAACCTCACGACCAAAAGAGAAATCATCCGCAGAGTGCCCGCGCACTGGCGGCAGACATATACGCCGTTCCAAAAGTGGGACGACTCGAAAGGCAAAATCGCCAAAGAACTAGATCGTATCAACGTGGAAACCGCGACCGAGGATGACATCGAACGCATCATCGGGAATCGAAGCTGGACACGCATGACATGCGATGAGTGCAAAAAAGAGGTGGATGCTCTGATTCAGGTCGGCGAGCCGCCGGACTACGAAAGCCGGACGGCGCAACTATGTCCCGAGTGCGTGCGCGCGGCTTTTTCCTTAGCGAACAACGCTGATGACCAACGCCCGCCGCGCGGGCTGTAATACTATGGAAAATACAACTGATGTGGAGCGTCGGACGGCTGCTGTCGAAGAACTGAAAAGCAAGGGCGTTGGGTCTGGCAGCTCTGGTTCGGCGGTTTCTTTCGAAAACGGCGCGACCGTCTGGACGCATACGCAGTCGGGCCAGCCGATCTGCTGCACTGCCACGGGAGAGACCGACTTTGACGGGTCGCATGTGCTTGCCAGTCGCTCCCACGGATACGCGATCAACCGATTTGCCGACGAATGCGCAGTGTCGTTGGAGTCGCTTCCTGATCTCGACGCTGAGGATGAAGCCGAACGACCGCAATCAGCCGACGCCCTGAGAACAACTCTATGACCTCAAGTAACAATAAAGTGGATACAGATACCGCCGAAGCCCCGGACAAGGGCGTTGGCTGTGGTGCGATGGTTAGCCTCTGGAAAGACAAAGAAACAACCCCACGCCGCAAAGGCTGGTATCTCACGCGCCGCGAGGACGGCGATCTCTCATGGAGGGCATGGGGTGTGAAGGCGTGGTGGAAACAGCTACCCGGAGGATGGGTAGAGTGGTTCGACGCAAACGGAAACGCGATGCGCTTCGATTGGATGCCACGCTCACGCAAAAGCATCGAACTCAACAGCGACCAGCTTCCTGAAGTGGGCGACTACCTACTTTCGGAGCTTCGGCGTCCGGCTAACATCGCGGGTCACACACCGAAGGAGCGAAGCTCCGGAGGTTGTGTGTAATCGCTGGTTAGCCATTCTTTTAACCGAAAATATGAACTTTCAAATCTGGAATCTGAACAACTACGTGCGCGTGCAACTTAATACCAAAGGGCGCGAGATTTTCATGCAGGACCGCGAGCGGATCGGAATCGAATCAGGACCGCCCAACGAAGATGCCGATGGATGGTGTACCATCCAAATGTGGGAACTGATGCAGATATTCGGCCCGCATCTCGTGATGGGTGCCGAGCCGCCGTTTAGCATGGACGTTCAAATCCAGCTCCAAGGCTAACGTCCCAAGTGAGCCACGCGGCTCTAAGCCCTCGAACACGTGAAGACCCTCGCGAAAACCAAAGCACGCCTGTCCGCGTTGGCTCTACGGGTGGTTCGGCGTAACCGTGCGCAAGCCGAACCGATCCCCCGACCAATCCGCACCCATGGGTGCGCCACGTTCTGGTATAACCACGGCTGCCCGGATCGCGTAGGCGTTGAAATCAACGTCGCGATGATGAGCGGGAAAACCGCCGTCTTCCGGCTGTCGAAGATCGAACCGGCAACCGGTGTAGATTGGTCGTGGTATGACTTCGACTTCGTGCGCTACCTGCCTTCGCCGAACGCCGCGGATCAGCCGACGCCGGGCGAAAACCAATAACATCAAGACAGCACTTTATGGATACGAAAACCGAAACTCAATCGCCAGCCGGACAGCCCCCGGCGTTGGCTGTGGACGCATGGTTAGGGCTTCTGGGGAACTACGCGACGGCGGCAGACGTGGACGCCGAGAAGAAACACTTCGACGAGAGCACCCCGCTCGAAATCGTGACGATCTCCTCGATCCTTAAAGGGCTCGAAGAATACGCTGAGGAAACCGCCAATGACGAGATGGCCGACGGCTTCTCTGGCGAGGCGGCGAGCGGTCGCGCTCATTCCTACTACGAATGCCGCGCACAACTCCAAGCCTACTGGTCACGCCTGCCCTAACGGAAAAGCTCAGCCATGACGGGCGCTGCTCCAAGCATCGACATCGCGGACGGACGTGACAGCGCCCGGCATTGTGCTGTGGCGTCTGGTTCGCCCTCCGTTTTGGACCTCTTCTGCGGCGTCGGCGGGTGGTCGAAATCATTCGCGGCGCGTGGCTGGCGCTGCGTCGGCGTGGACATCGCCGCACTCGGCTACCCGCATGAGTTCGTGCAAGCCGACGTGCTCACGCTCGACCGCGAATGGATCAATAGATTTGACGCGGTGGTGATGTCGCCGCCGTGCGAAGAATACGCGCGCGCCTGGCTGCCGTGGCTGCGCGGCGACAAACAGCCGGCGCAATGGGCGCTCGACCTGCTCACCTGGTCCGTAGCGCTCTGCGACCGGCCGCGCCGGCTGGTCGAGTGCTCGAATTTCGCGGCGCGCCACGTCGCCGGCTCGGTGCGGTGCGAAAGCTACGCGCTGTGGGGTGACGTGCCGCTTCTCATGCCCGTGCTGCCACGCGGGAAAATGGCAAAGTCGGGGATGCGCCCCGAACTCCGCGCAGAGATCCCGCCCGCTCTCGCGGACACCGTGGCCGATTACTTCACGGCGAATTGGGCGAACGCCCAATCTTCAGCCACGCCGAACCATGGACACTGATAACAAAACAGACCCCGTAGAGGCGTTGCGCTGTGAGGCTTTGTTCGGCCTGTGGCGCTGCCGCATCGAAGAGGTGCCAGAGTTCCGGTCATACTACATCGTGCTCTTCCGTCGGGTGGGCATCATCTTCAAAGTCGCGATGGACGGCACGCCGTGGACCCGCAAAGGCCGGGAGTACATCGTGGACTGCGAGGGCTCTTTCTTCCGCGCAGCTCTCGGGAAATACGCCATCGGCATCCTGAAAAGACTTTTGCCGAACCATAGGATAACCAACATCGAAAAATGATGGTAAGGCGGAAGTCACTACATCGCAGCGAGAACCTGCGGCGGCATTTGCGGAAACGCGCGAACCAGCGCGCGGCGAAGGAATGCAAGCGGCTCGCGCGTGCGTTCGCCGATCCCGTGTTGCCGGATACGTCGCATTGCGTGATGCCGCGGGCCAAGGCTTCCGGGTTTCGCGTGACCATCGAGTGCCTGGATGACGGCGAGCGCGTGAGCTTCACGGCTGCGCGCGGACCGTTCGGACTGACGATTTCGCCGACACGCGCCGGGCGCAAGGTGGCGTGCGTGCTGGCCAACTACCTGCCCGCGAATTTGCACTAAATGACACTTAGTTCGGGTTAGTTCACCGAACTAACCCGGTTTCTGGATTGGTTCGCGGAGGCGCGCGCGTGTGGATATTTCGCATGAGCGCGCCTCTCCTTTTTCCGCCCTCCGACGCCGATAAGGCGGAGCAGCTGACGCTGCCGGGCGCGAAGGAAATGTTCGAGGCGGTGGGCCTCGCCGATTTGCCTCAGGGCGCGGCCGTCCTTTCGCGCAAGCAGCTGGAATTTTGCGTCGCGTATTTGAAAACTGGATCGGCGGTCGCGGCGGGAAAGACCGCCGGCTATGCCGACCCGGAGGCGCATGCTTCGAAGATCATGAAGGTGCCGGGAGTCGCGGCGTTTCTCGCGAAGGCGGTGGCGCGAGTTGCGGGCAATGCGGATCAGCTGATCAAACGGGTTTGGCAACGCAGCGCGGATTTGCAGGCGGAGATCGAGGAGTTGCGGGCCAAACCGCTCCGCGACTGGAAACGCGAGCGAGAGCTCATGACGCTCGCGAACCAAACGGACACGCTGCTGGGCACACTGCTCGGCAAGTTGGTGCTTAAGATCGAGGGCGATGTGAACCACCACCACACGATCACGCCGGAGCAGCGGGCGCAGATCATCCAATTGCAGCAGGAGTTTAACGGCGGCGAGCGGAGGGCCGGCTGATGACGGTCGACATGTCGCAAAAGGTGAATCCGGTGAGCTTCGCCATAGCCGCGCTCGCGATGACGCTCTATGGCTGGCAGGCGCGGCTGATGATGAGCGTGTGGAGCGGACGGCCGACGACGGCGCGCACGCCGAACGGCGCGGGTAAGACCTCGGTGTGCATCGTCGTGCTGGCGCTGTGCATGCTCCACGAATTCCCCGGTGCAACGGTCGTGCTGACGAGTGCGACGTTTCGCCAGGTGCGCGACCAGATGTTTGCGGCGCTCAAAACGCACAGCGGAAAATTCGCGGGCTGGAAGTGGAATGAAACCTCGATCGAGACGCCGGAGGGCGGGCGTATCGTTGGTTTCGCTACTGATGCGGGCGGGCGGTTCGAGGGGTTCCACGCGTATCCGGGCCGGCCGCTGATGATCATCGTGGACGAGGCGAAGACGGTGGCGGATGAAATCTTCATCGCGATCGACCGGTGTCAGCCGACGCACCTGCTTTATATTTCGTCGCCCGGAGGATTGCTCGGACGCTTCTACGACTCGTTCAAGAGCGGGCGCTTCGCGTCTTTCGCGATCACGACGGCGGACTGCCCGCACATCACGCCGGAATTCATCGAGGCGATGCGGATCCAGTACGGCGAGGATTCGGACGTCTATCGCTCGATGATCGCGGGCGAGTTCGGCGATGGAAACAACGACGGACGGGTGATCGGGTTCGTGAACTACGAGAACGCTATGCTCCGGCCGCCGGTTTTCCGCGCGGGGACCAAACAGGCGTTTTGCGATTTCGCAAAGGGGGGCGGCGATGAAAACGTGATCGCGGTGCGAGACGGGAACCGGTGCGCGCTGCGCGACTTGTGGGCGAACGATCCGAGCAGCGAACGGAACACGATGCGGTTTTTCAAACACGCGCAGGAGCTGACCCGAGAGGGGTATAAACTTTTTGGAGACGAGGATGGCGTGGGGCACGGCTACTTGGTCGCGCTCCGGCAGATGGGCGTGGAGATACAGGCGGTCGGGAATAATGCTCCGGCGCGCGATCCGCATTATTTCAACCTCGCGGCGGAGCAGTGGTGGCAGCTCAACGACAAATTGAAGCGCGGCGAACTGATCATCCCGGCCGACGAGATCCTGAAAAAGCAACTGCTCAACAAGGAGGAAGTGCACGTGGAGCGGGACGGTGTGAAGGTGTTTGGCCGGCCGGATGGGAAGCTGCAGTTGATGCCGAAGAGCCGCACGAACACGAAGAGTCCTGACCGGGCGGATGCGATCGTGGGCGTGGCTTATGACTACCCGGATTTCAAAGCGGTGAAGCTGATGCAATGGACCGATCCCGAGATGGGATTGCTCGAGCAGGCGGCCCGACAAGAGGGGCGCGGGCAGGTGGCGGGGGCTTACTGCGACTGAACTTTTTGAACCATGGTCAAACACTCTGAAATCCTCGGCGCACTCACGGCACGTAAAACGTGGGAGGAGCGGCAGGCGACTTGGTATCAGATGCGCCACGACGGCCTGCGCCGGCGGGTGAAGCCGTTTCCGAATGCGTCGGATATGCATTTCCCGCTCGTGGATATGCAGCTTGAAAAGCTCAAACCGGTCTATGTGCAGCAGGTGTTCGCGACGGATGTGCTGGCGACGTTTGCGGCGCTCTCAGCGGGGCAGGCGCAGTTCCAGAGCGCGGCGGCGGCGTGGTTTGACTACCAGGTGAAGCAGAAGACGAATTTCGAAGACGAGATTTTTTCGGCGATCGACACGATGCTGCTGCACGCGAAGTGCGTGGTGAAAGTCTATTGGGATGTGGAGAAGCGGCGTGTCGCGTATGACGCGATCCATCCTCTCTACGTGATCGTGCCGGCCGGCACGGAGAAGCTGGCGGAGGCCGACTGGATCGTGCACGTGCAGCATTTTTCGAAGGCGGCGTACAAGCGGCGCAAGGAACTCAACCAGGACAAGGCTTTCGTGGCGACGATCTGCGGCAAGGGCGAGGAGTCGCTGCGGAGCGAAGAGGAGAAGTTGAGTCGCGAGGGGCTGACCTGCGGCAAGACGGATGAGGAAATCGTGGTGTGGGAAGTTTTTTACCGGAATGAGGCGGGCCAGTGGTGGGTGAGAACCTACAGTCCGACGCGGCCGAAGGATAAGCTGCGGGAAGATTTCGGCCTGCCGTACAATCAGGGGGTGTTCGCGGAGAATGTGCCGCCGTTTTTCGAGCTGAATTCAGAGATCAAGGACAAGGGCTACTATGCCGGCCGCGGCGTGGCGGAGCGACTGGCACCGTTCGAGGCGGCGCTGTGCAAGGACTGGAACACTCAAAAGGATTTCCAGACGCTAACGTGCACGCCGATGTTTTCGGCGAAGAGCGGATTGCCGCCGGGCACGCAGAATATCCGCATGGTGCCGGGCGAGGTCGTACCCTACGAGGTCACGGCGGTACAGTTCCCCGCGATGCCCATGGACATCGGCGTGCAGATGCAGATGACACGGATGACGGCGGAGCAATCGATCGCGGCGCCGGACTTCGGAGCGGCGCAGAACGCGCCCGGACAAAAGCCACGCACGGCGACAGAGATGAACATGGTGGGCGGGATGGCGAACCAGACGATGGACCTGCGTGCGCGGGTGTTTCGCCGCGAGCTGGGCTATGGATTCCGCCTCACGTGGGGCCTCTTCATCCAGTACATGAAGGAGCAGCTGGAGTTTTTCTTCGACGGGGAACTGGGCACTCTGCCAGGCGCGGCGCTCAACAATAAATACCTGATCGAGCCGAGTGGGAGCGGGGACAACATCAACCGGCAGTTCGTGATGCAGCGGGCGATCGCGCGGAAGCAGATGTTTACCGGTAATCCGAACATCGACCAGCGGGAGCTGGATAAATCGGTGCTCGAATCGGACGACCCGCGGCTGGTGAAGCGGCTGCTGCTGAACGCGGGCACGCAGGCGGCGATGCAGATGGAGGATCAGGCGGAGGAAATCAGCATCATGCTGCTCGGCTTCCCGGCGGAAGTGCGGCCGAGCGATGACGACGCGGCGCATGTGCAGAGTCTCACCGGCTTCATCCAGCGGCGGACACAACTGCGCGAACCGCTCTCACCTGAACAGATGCGACTGCTCGCGCAGCATGGCCAGCAGCACATGCAGGCGATGAAGAAGAAAAACCCGCAGGGGTTTCAGCAGGCGATGCAGCAGAGCGCGCCGCTTTTCCAAGAACTCTCCGGGCTCGCGGATCAAGTGGATCAGGCGAAGCAGCAACAGGCGCAGATGCAGGCACCGGGCATGGGCCAGCCGCAAGGCGGCGGTGGTGACGTGATCGACATCGGAGGTGCGGCGTGAAGTGGCTGCGCAAATTTTTCGGCCGCGAAGAGCGGGCGCAGATCCCGGCGGACATGGTGCCCATCATCGCGGCGTTGCGGATGCCCGCGCGCTGGCAGCCGCCGGAGCCATTGACGAAGAGCGACCAGGCGGAACTGCGGGCGATGCTCGCCTCACCGCTGATGCGGAAACTCGACGTGATCATGTACAACGCGGGCCAGCAGCAGATGCGGGACGCCGCCTTCGCGCCGCCGGCCGACATGGTGGCACAGGGCAAGTTTGCCGCCGGCTTCGTAGCCGGGTGGCAGCGATTCAAATCCTTTAGCGTGATCACCCTCACGGAGACGGGTGAAGCCGAGACGAGCGCCGACACGGGAGCGCGCGGACTCGAACAACATATCCCGTAACCATATGCCAGATACAGCCACGATAGATATCGCATCCGAAGACG